GAACCGTTTCAATTCATCAGATGTAAACTGCACCTGTGCTTTTCCACCGTTCTTCTCAAGGAGAACTTTTCCGTTTTTATCGAATACATATGCGGTTTCGGTTTTCTGTTTTGCGATGCCCTTTTCATAGCCTTGTATATCAGATTCAAGTTTTGAAATGCCTGGTTTGGTTTTTGTGATTGCGGTTTTTGGAATCACTTTAGAAACTTTAGCTTTTGTTACAGTTTCAGGTAGTTTAACATCAACGTTTACTCCCAATTTCAGCAGGCGTTTTTCAATGTCTTCCTGCAAAATGAATTTATCAATTGCGTATTTATCTTTGAAGGAATTAATATCCTTAAATACGGTTTTGATTACTTTCGAGTCAACCCCGTCTTTCAGAGGTTGGAAATCTTGCCCGATTTGTTTTTCAAAGTTTCGATTTTCATATCTTAAAGAATCATCAACTTTCATAGTTAACGTGATCGGGAGAAGACAAGACCTACAGTTGTGATGCAGTGGGGGCTTATATTGGCTTGCTTCTTTCGAATCCGTCTTAAAAATGGTTCCTTGAAGTGCCCTGCATTGAGGGGAAGTGCGACTATCAATTGTAGCATAAAACTGCACTTCTTCAATTCCGTTAGTTTTGTACCGATTCAAAGCCGTAGCTGTCGCAACTTCCGCGCTGAATGTCCGAGCAAATCTTTCAGCCCTGTATTTCTCCCCTCCCCACAAATCAACCATCCGTCGAGCTAATGTTGCAGGAGCATCTTGATAGATACCTTCATTCTTGAGTGTCCTAATAATAGATTCCGATATAAGTTCACTCAATTCAGCCGATTGTCTCACAGCTTCTTCAGTGAGTGGCAACACTTCCGCAGATGCAAATATATTAAACCCGTGTTTTTGTAAGCGTATAGCTGCCGAGATTGAGCCGTTTAGTTCGGAATCGGTATAATCGACGGTGTATAGACAGAGATCATTTAGTATGTCATCAATCTGGATTTCAAACGTTTTTGAAGAAAATTGTTTTTTCACAGATGTTTTGAGGCTGTGCCCAGATTGCCCGGATATACCTTTTTTGAATGTTCGATCAAAAAGAGAAATAAAACGAGATTCAATTTTATAGACATCGGGTGAATCAAGGAGCATTGCCGACCACATCTTTTGTTGGGAACCCGCCCCATAACAAAGCCTGATTATCGTCAAGTAGCCCGGTGTTTCTCCATTCGAGTATTTCCTGAGATGTGAATTTAGGTTTGCTTAGTTCATCGAATTTTACAGTTACGGAATCTTCTTTATATCCCATCGTAAGAAGCATTTTATTCAGAATTTGATTTGCTGTAGCTTCCAATATCGACTGGTCCCCTTCGAGTACCATCATCCTGTCTTCTTCAACCATGTAAGAACTAGCATAAGTCGTTTGAAATGATGCACCCATAGTAAGAGGCGATTGGTACAGTCCGACCATTATTTCAGTTTCAAGGGCACTTTTAAACTTCATAACGTCAAGCGTTCCATTGGCATCTATGGATTTCACATCAAGCCCGTAACACACAAGATCTTCATTCGCAGATAGATTTTTATTTTTCTCCATCCAGACATCTAATGCGGCCTGCGCATCTGCTGGCTCCATATCTCCATCGGTTACGGCCTTTTCGAGTGCCCGGATGTTGTAAAGATATCTACCATTTCCATATTTCTTGTAAAATATCCGCTGACCTTCGTTAACATCTAATAAAGCGCGAATCGCCGGTTTTAAAGGATCTAAAGGAGACTGCCCATACAACCCTCTGGTTTTTCGTTGTAGAATATCGTCCTGAATGGAATCATATGGATTGAGAGCACAGTAAATAACGTCCTCTGGCTCAAGCAACACTTCTTTAATGTTGGCGTTTTTATTTCCCTCATTTACGCAAAATTTGCCAATCGGAGGTTCTAATATATATTGAGGAGACGACCCAGGTTCAACATCTTCGGGTAAAATGGTAGTAGCTGCCATTAAAAGAGGGACTGCTTGAAAACTTTCACCTTTCCCGATGGTAGTCGCTATATAGTGCCCATGAATTACAAAATATCGCGCGGCTGTCTGGATTTGCCCTTCTAAATTGTTTTTCTTAGCTGCACTTTCTACCGCTTTTTTTGCTTTCGTTGCGCCTTCGTACCGCAGACCCTTCGGGAGTGTTCTGGCGTACTTGTTTATAGAAGTTGAAACGTACGTGTTACATGCTGCCAACTGTTCTCTGTATGTTGCAGGATTAGAAGTGTCAAGATTTAAGTATGGGCCAACTTTCGGGGACGTGTCCGAAGAAGAGAGAGGTTCGATAGCTGCCGCAATTGAAAATGATTTTGTGGAATCTAGGGCAGCATTAAGAGATGTCATGGTTAATATATATTAGATGATTTAATATAAATATTTGTATTGTATTGATATATAATAATTACATTTTATTTTTGTAATAATTTTATCATCTATTTCTCGAAGGAAACATCTTTGAAACATCAAATCCTTTTTTCTTGAATGGTTTATTAATAACCACCGAGACTGCGAGTGATGTCACGTCAACTAAATCGTCATGCGCTGCATTCGGGAACCCTAGTAACTCAGTTTCATAGTCATGAAGTCCATTTAAATCAGCTAAGAAGTAAACAGTTCCAGATGCAATTCGTGTGGCTGCCGGTATAAATCGAGTTACTTTATCCACGTCTTCATCGATTTTATCAACTGGTAGCCCCTCCTGTTTGAGCGTTTGATATAAACTTATCCCAAGTCCTTTAGTTGCTACATATTGAGTTACGGGATGCCATCTGAGGTATTGCTGTTTAAAAAGAGATACTTGATCGGGGGTTTCTAATCGAGTGTGAATTAAGTCTAGGAGGGCAAGATCATTTTGTGGCGTTTGTGCCCATGTGCCAAGAGCAAAATAGTCAGCACTTGTTTTTGTTGAGGCGGCTGGATCGCACGTTTGAAATATTTTACATTGAGATAGAGTTGCTTGTTTGTCTCCCATGTCTAAGAGATCACCGATAATATTGCAGTATTTAAACTGTTCTTTTTTAACTAGGTTTCCGGATGCTGCAGATGGACGCTGTTGGTAGAGGGAAAGCCATTCATATACGGTTGATGATGCCTTTGTAGCTAACAGATCTTCTATTGGGTATTCATCCGGCCATAGTGCCTTGCCGGGACCATCCCTTAAATCGTAAGGTGCTAAATCGTCTTCGGATATCGCAGGAAGGTTTATGATCTCCCACTGGTCTGCCTTTGAACTGTTTTCAGCTAATTCAAGTAGTTTTCCTGTCAGATCACTCTCATGCCACCGTGTAGCTATAATCAGGATCGACGCGTCTTTTTGTCGACGGGTTCTAAACGTCGATGAGTACCATTCAAAAACTTTATTTCGGATAGTTGGGCTCTCCGCGTCAGCCCGACTACGAAATGGATCGTCGATTATAAGTACGTTTCCGCCCATCCCTGTAATGCTCCCCCCTACGCCGGCAGAACGATAAACCCCCTTATGATTGACGATTTCAAAAATATCAGAGTTTCTTAAATAGGACTCCTGAGAAGTGGTTCGGACATTGGACACATTGAGACAGGTATCGGGGAATAACTCTGCATATTCAGGACTACAAATTATCCTCTGAATATCTCGATTAATTAAAGAAGCCAGATCTGATGCATACGAGCATGCAATGATTTTGCAATCTGGATTTCGACCTAAAATATATGCAGGAAAGCGCCTAGATGCAAGCTCGGTCTTACCATGTCGGGGAGGAACTGCGATAATTAAACGTTTATTTTTTCCTTCAATGAACTCGTCTAATTTTTTGCATATTAACTCGTGATGCCAATTAACCCGGTAATCATGCATAGTAAAACGAGTAAAATCTAAAAGGTTGCTCCTAGCTGTTCGCCTATTCAACAATCTAGTCGCAGCATCTTTTCGGATCGTTTTATTATTCAATTGATTCATAATACTAATTTATAAAAAGTTATAAATATACTAATCGGTTGATATTTATATTGGCATCGGTTCACTTGTCCATGCCGGTTCAGGAAGCATACAATATTTTAGATAAAGATCTATTGCTTTTTTATTCCTGCTTTCTTCGGGGGTATTGGCAAAATACCATTCTAGACATGCGATGTTTATTTCACGCATGTTTTTTCCAGTATTGCCGTTATGTCGGATGGATTTATGTAATTCTTTTGGGACATAAATTGTCATATCGTTGTCTTTATCTTCCGCGCTATTGCTATATCGTAAATGGTGTTCCTCGGAATCCTTAAAAAACTCATTTAATGGGTCGTGTCCAAGACCTCTTCTAGTATGGTTATGCTTACGCATATTTGCGTTCCCGGCGGGGGTGTGTCGGTACGCTCTTTGCCTTTCTCGCGCCTTTACTGGATCATAAACAACGTTATATTTTCTTTTTCCGTACTCTTTAATTTTATCAGGGTTGTTTTTTGCCCATTGTTTATATGCTGCTTTTACTTTATCGGGGTCTTTTGCGTATTTTTCTTTGTTTTTTTCCTTTACATGTTCGGTGTTTTTTGCTATCCATGCCCTATCTGTAATTAGTTTACGATCTTTGTGTTCTTTTCTATATTTTTTTGCATAACTTTTAACATGGTCTGAATTTTTAATTATCCATTCCTTTTTACTTTTAGATCTACTATCCTTGTTTTCTTCTCTATATTTTTCAGTGTAACTCTTAACATGTTCTGCATTTTTTATATCCCATTCTTTTTTACGTTTGGATTTACATGCTTTACACAAATTTTCCCTAGGTGTGAATTCGGCTTCATCTCCAACAAACCCACATTTCGAACAGGTTTTCACTCAGAATCACCTGCATTAATAATTGTAATTACTATCTTGCCGTTTTCTTTTGTGATGTCAACAGTGCTATCTTTAGTTATATTGAAATCTTTACGTAAAAAAGAGGGAATATAGATATACGTCCTGTCCTTTTTAGATGTCCTAATGTGTGTCGCTACCATGTATACTACATATGACGCTACACGTTTATAAACATTCTGTTTTTCACTCACTATTTATGATATATATTAGTTGATCATCGGTCAGTGTGCTTGGATCGGAATTATTTAAGGCGTTTACGTTATTGATGGTAACACCGTGATTATTGGTGAGCTTACCGATTCGCTTATCAAGACTGTCGATAGCCTCAGTAGCCACCCTATAAGCTGCTACTCTATCTCGATCTTCTAACGCACCAGATGCTAAACTTAAAAGTCCACTTATGATTTTTTGTCTATCTTCAATTGTGGAGATCTCAACTTCTACAACCTTCGCCTTGAGGTTATCCTTCGTTTCAATAACCTGAGCGGTCGCTAAATCATTACCTTTGAAATACCGAAACACCGCAGCTGTAGTTACCGTTTCCTTTGTTTCCTCAGATAGTATTGCGGCGATTTCATCAAACGTTTTCTCCTGCCCACGTAGGGTTTTAGCT